TGTGGAGAAACATACAAGGGATAGTATATTTCATGAACCCCCCTTATTTTATTTTAATCCAATCCTAATGCTTTTTTTCTATCTTCATCTGATGCAACATTTTTATTTGCATTTCTCAATCTTCTTTGTTGGTCCTGATATTCTTTTTCCAGTTTTTTTTCTTTTTCAGCAACATCTTCTTCTGTTGGCTGAAATGTACTCTGGAATTTTTTTGAGTTCTTTATCCAAGTGCTTACTCTCCTTTTTACATTGAAAATAGACTGCTGCTCATATCTCATAGTATTACCATTAGAATTGTGTTCTGTCCAATAATCTATAAACTCTTTTTGCATCTGTGGATTAACTCCCATACCAACTATTTCTTTATCTACTCTTTTTGCAAAGCATTGTTTCCTTGTTTCTATATCTTTACCTTTATCCTGATCCTTATCTTTATATATGTCCTTGTCCTTAATACTTACATAAGTCTTATCTAACTCTATGTTATATTTTTCTAACAGTTTAATAACACTTAAATGGACCTTCACATTTGGATTAAGTGGAAGTCCATACTGGAAGGAAATAAACTTTGTTAAGTAATATTTGTTATCTCCAAGTTCTTGTATGTTATCTCCAAAGGCTTCAAGTATCTCTTTAAGTGTATAATTTTCACCTATTTGGAATGATAATAAATCAACATCACATTCCCAGATACCTGCATGATTACATTTATTTATAAGATAAAACCACACTATCTTTAATCTTATTGGTAATTGTCTGAACCATTGTTTTTCAAATATACTATTATCCATAAATCTCTTTGCCATGACTTTCTCCCTTGTTTTTAATTCTACTCACTTAATTTGCCCTCACTTTATCAATGTAGTAATTTATTGCTTTTTCAATTACTGAACCAATAGATTCATCATTTAAGGCTGCAAATACTCTTACCTTTTGATGTGTATTTCTTTCTAATTGTACTGATTTTGTTATTTTACTTCCCAAAATGTACCCTCCTTTAGCTTTCTTTTTTTTTCTTGATATTTCCTTGCCTCTATTCTCTTGCAGGGCTTACAGGAAGATAATAAATAGCCATTAGATATTGCTGCTATTTTTGATTTAGGATTAATCATCTTCCCACAATCTCTGCACTTCTTACTTTCCATGCATAAGGATGTCATTAAATGGTATTACCCAACACTTTTTCCAACTATCAAAATGCTTGTCTATTTTATAATCATTCTCATTTATAAGATTGTCAAGATTTTTTAAAGATATATTGACATATTTTTCATATTTGAATGAATAAATAAAAAACAAAACTGGAAAATTATCATTCCATAATTTATAGTTCTCATGATCTGGTATCTTTAGCCAAAGATTTTCACCACAGCATTTAACCTCAACCATTTGAAACTTGTTCTCATATACCACTATAAAGTCAGGAGTATTTCTTATAAAGGCAGGAATTAACTTTAAGTTCTTTATGCTTTTATCAGATACATTTAAATCATCTAATCCATATTTATAACAAAAACCACCTGTATCTCTATGCTTGTAATTAAACTCATTCTCAAAGTATTTTTCTGCTTTATTCTTTGATTCCATTCTTTGTTCTATTTCCATGTGTCTATTCATTAAACCATCCCCTTATATATGATTTAATAATTTGCCCTAAATGATATAATGCTGAAGTTGCAGCAAATATCAAAACCAATAACAGTCCTACATCAAATAATTTATCTATCATTAGATTCCCTCCTGTTTATTTCTTTTCTACATTTTTCCTTTAATTCAGCACTTGTTAATTTGTTCCACCAATCAGCTTTAAGATATTCATAAGGCAATCTTTTCCATGTAATATCATTATTTCTATCACCTGAATTATTCCTATATTTCCCAAATTTAACAACTTCTTCACCATCCCAGCTTTCATCATCACCAAGAGGAATCCCATCTAAATCTTCTATTGCTTTTTTATACATAGGATTTGAAACCTCTTGATCCTTTAAGTTTACTTTAGTTGGTGCAGGTGGACTTACTGGTGTAGTATTAGCTACTTTATTATTAGGCTTCCAATCTCTTGGTAATACCCATTTGCTACCTTTTTTCTCTAAATCAGCAAACATTGTTTCAGCAGAATATAAATCTCTACCTATCCCAAACATAACTGCTGCTCTTTTAAAAGCATCACTTGCTTCACCTTTAGCTGGTGCTATATCAGATTCAGTTCCACAATCAGATTTAGATATTTTAACACCATCTATATTAATTGTAATTTCACAAAACAAAGCACCCTTTGCTTCATAAAATCTGTTTTCCCAAAATTCAGGACCTATTAAATTATCTAATGTATCTTGCACATATCTTGCATCTACATAAGACAATACAGTTGCTTTACCTCTGTCCTTATCATAAACTGATCCAACCCTATATTTTATTTCAGATTTAGCTGTTGGTTTTTTTAATTGTTCTAACTTTTCTCTTGGTGTCATTTTATTTCTCCTCTTGATATTTTTCTAATTGATATTCTTTGTACTCTTTCTCATACTTATGAGGAGACATTACTATGTCTATAATAGCTTCAGTTGTGTCATAATCCTCAATATGTTCATTACCATATACTTCCTTATACCATTGTAAAAAGAAGCCAAAATCCTCATTATTTAAATCTATTTCTTTATTAGTCATGTTTCTCCTATCCCTTGATTTTATTTGTTTTGTTTTCCATACATTTTACCAACACAATCATTTAAATATTCTCTTTCTTCTTTTGTTTGTGGTGTCCACAATTTATAAATCTTTTCAGCTTTCTTAACACTAATATAAAACTCATCATTATCAGCATCAGACAATTTATCTCCTATCCAACTATAACATATATCTCTTTGTTTTCTTGAGATTCTTTTATGTGTTTCCCAAATATTACAAATTGAAGAATAAAAAGATTTTCTAAAATTACTTCTAAATTTTATATCTTTATATAAATCAATAAAAGTAGGAATAATAATATCTAATTGTTTTTCCCAAGAAGCAAATGGGTAAAAATGATAAAATGATTTTGCTCTTGCTTGATACCAAATATCCCTACATTGAAAACCAATTCCATCAGGATTATTGTCTGTTATAGGATGTTCACAAATACTACATTGTCTACCTTCACTATAATTGCTTCCCATTGTTTCTCCTATCCCTTGATTTTATTTAAATGTAAGGCAGTACCATAAATCAATATTTTTGTCATTTCTTTAACAGGTTTTAATGATTTTGAATCTATTATGTTTTCAAGATGGATGTTTTTTATTTTTTTGTTAATATGAATCCAAGAGTTTCTAATTAAATATTCATAAGCATCTTTTTCTGATAAACCCCCATATTGTCTTGAAAAATAATTTTTATCTTTAACAATATTTTTAATCTCTTTTTTTAATTCATCAATATTAAAAGACAAATTAACACTTGGGTTTCTATGATAAGCAGATTTTCTTGCTCTATATAAAGCATACCTAAATGATGAAATTGTTTTACATTCTTGTTTTAAAGTTTTCATTTGTTTCTCCCTTGTTTATCTAATCACTATAATAATATAATAATATAAATATATATAGTTTTGTAATTATATTGTAACAAGTTGTAACAAGGATGATGTTTATAGAAAAGAAAAAGCCACAATTAAGTGGCTTCTTCCATCTCTGGTTGATTTGAGGATGAGGGATTTACAGAGATTAAACCTGTTCTTTCAATGTCATTTTTATATCTACCAATTTTGGGTTATTTTGAGTTATGCTGTAATCAGATATTCTTACTATTGCCCATTGATCTGAATTTTTACTATCACTTATGTTTACAACACAGGGAAGATGACCCCCCATAGTCATCTTGATGACTAAACTATAAAAATCAACAGAATTATCAGTAGTATATAAACTATCAGATGACCCTCCTGCTCCTGTTGAATATTCAGAGCCACTATCTTGTGTCCAATTATCATTGTTCAACATATTATTTTGGCTCATCATTTTAGAATCTTGTAACATAGACATAGAAACAGACCATTCCCTGATTCCATTTCTGCTTGTACTGGGAGAATTTCTTGTGTCAGCTACTTGGTCATCTAATTCCCAGGCATCAAGAAGCCACTTATCTGTCTTTTGATAATTAAGTGTTGATAAGGTCTTTCCACCAATGGTAGTTTTGTTTTTATAACCATATTTAACATTATATGTCATTTTTAAATCAAGATTTTGTGGACATTGAAACTTACTACCCCAAAAAAATGAACCAACATTTGTAGTAGAAACATTATTAAACTTTATAAAAAGTTCAGTCCCATCAAAATCATTAACATCTTCTAAACTCCAACCATTATAATCTCCATTAAAATTTAAACAACCATTAACAACTGGTGTCCCTGAAATCATTTCATTATTTAAAAATAATTTTATATGTTGACTTGACATATAAAAATCATGTCCCAAAACACCAAAAAAATCTGACTTATAGTCCTTATATGCTTGATACTTTATAAAACTGTCCATACCCTCAACATCAAGTTTCTTAATTTTTGAAGGATTTAAAGAGATTAAACTATACAAATCCTCATCACTAATGTCTGGAATATTTGTGTCTGGATTTCTTAAAACCCCTGAAGCATAAGCATATAATGGATAAGATGGATAAAAAGTTAGCTTTGTTGGAAGTTGATAGTTTGCTGTTGCCATGTTATTTAATATCCTCTCTTAATTCTTTTTGTGCCTTTTTTAAGGCTTTTTTGTTTCTTGTTATACTTTTTACTTAATTTGTTAAAATCTGTTAAATTTATGTCTTTCTTGGCTCTATTTGATGGTTTAGTGCCTGATTCTCTTGTTGTTGTTCTTGCCTTTGTATCTGGATCAACAAAATCTTTAGTTATAAATGTATTTACCATGTCATTTCTTCCAATGTTTTTTAAATCTTCATATTTGCTTTTTGAAACATCCCAACTTGACCCTATTGCACCCCATGTTGTTATAGATGGTTTACTTATAATTAAATCATGGCTTTTTAAATCACTATCTATTATTCTTGCATAAACAATATTGCAATAACCATCATAATTAAACAACTCTAATGGTATATTTTGATTTAAGTTGAACCTTATTATTAATATGATTCCATTTTTCTTGCTGACTATATAATCATCTGGCAATAGATTTTCTATATATAATTCTCCATTATATTTAAGTTCTATTCCCTTGTAAACAATGTCTGTTTCAATTTCTACTAACTTCTCACCTATAAGTAATTTATTAATCATTTTGCCTTATTTTTTAATTTGACAATATAATATTACATATTACTATAATATCAGTAATACTAATTATATTGTTGTACTCTAAATCTCCTCTTTCTATTTCTTGAATTGTTAAATCATGTTCCTCTAAAATATAGTCAATTAGCTTTGTTATGTCTGTGACATTAATCATGCCATCACCAGTAACATCACCATAAGGAATCTCTAATCCCTGTATATATGTTGTTATATTATTTTGCTGGTCTGGTGGCAAATAATTCCAGTTTTTAATAGGAGAACCATCTGGATATTGATACCATGTATTATATTCTAATAAATTTGCTTCCATTGTCAAAAACTCCTCATCTGGAAACAGAAAACCATGATTGTCATTATCTAAATAATGTAACTGAAATGCTTTGATTTTTACTTTATCAGTACCAATATCTACTCCTGTAACAAGCCACAAAGGATAAATATATTGACCATTTAAAACCTCAACCTTGCTATAATCTAAACCAAATGCTTTTTTATTATTTATTAGTGGGATGTGGATTACTGATCCTACATCAACCTTTGAATATGATAATGGCAATTCAATTTCCATTAATAAATGTTGATTACAGTTATTAAATAAATCAAATTTCTGGAATTTCTCTGCTGTTGTTTTATCTGAATGAAAACTTAACTCTTTTTCTTTATAACCAGTTTCCTCATCTATGTTGTAATAATTATCACCATCATAATTAGGCAGAAAATCTTTTATTTTCATTAATCCAGTATTCCATTCATATTTATCAAGTCCTATATCATATCTATAATAGTATTTATTGTTTGTAATTATGTTTTCTCTTTTGGTCCTTGTTGTTTTATGTTTTATAACATCCTTTGAATCTATTATGTGGTCAATATCTTCATATACATATTTGTCTTTTACTGTTATAATATTTAATTTGTTTTCAGATGAAAAAGATAAGAATGATTTAGTTTCTTTAGAAATATCTTCAATCAATGTTTTGGCTTCTTTGTTCTCATTAATACAAAACCCCATTTTCCACCCATCATATTCTTCTCTTGATTTTTGTATAGATTCAACATTATACATATTTTTGTTTATATTTTTATTCTCATCTATTCCAAAGTTTAATTCTCTTATAAATATATTTATAAAAATATCTACTGGTTTTTCAACAACTTGACCAAGATTACTTGCTTGATTTCCAAATGATTCCTCCCATAATGTATCTAAATTTATATGTAAATTAAAATCAGTCATCATTGGTGCATTTTGTCCATATTCTAAAGGGTCATCATTCCAAACATATAATTCTTGCCTCCAGCCTGTTATTCCCAAGTTGTCAATATCAACATTTGATTCAAAATCAAAAATTGCCTTGTTTGCTACATTTATAGTATCATCTAAATATGCTGTTAAATTGTTTACTAAATCCTGTGTTCCCTGTTCTGTATTTGTGTCTATGTCAAAAGAATCCCATTCATACAAAAAATCTTCTGCATCATAAGTTGATTGTAGAATATTGTCAATATTTTCATTAACATTAAGTTCAGTCTGATATAGATATTTTAAAATCCTTCTTATTATACATAACTGCACATCAACAAACTCTGATAATTTTGTTTCTAATAAATATGTTGTTGCAGGAGTATTAGCCCAATAGTCCTGTGTCCCTGTGTATTGAAAATCACTAATAGGCAAAAGACTAAACTCATAAATCTTATACAATAAATCAGTTGTTGAGCTGTGGTGTCCTTGACTTACAAAGTCCTGAATATCTGTGTGACCATTGTTATGCTGGTCCCACACAAAATACACATATTGCTCATCTGTCCAAACAACTTTTTGTATACAATTAATCCAAAATTTCTTTAATATTCCATGTACTGCATGGTGAAATATTTGAGATGAAAAACCATAATGCCCCATAGCATTTTGACCAGCTGCAAAGACACCTAAGTTATTAATTGTATATCCTCCAGTAGTCAATACTTCAAAATATTCAGGAAAAATAAACTCCTGTGTGATTGCAAAATTTGAAGGTGAATATGCCAAAATTCTATTTAAAAATGTTGAGCAATCAAACCCAGTATGTGCTGTCCACATCCATACAAAATATTGTTGTAAAACAATTTCATAACCCCCAAGTTGGCTTAAAGAAGGTGTAATTTCACTTATTGTATGTAACAAAAAGTCCTCAAGTTCATCCATATTAATTGTGGAATTTGCATCTCTCCTTCCTTCTATTGAAGCATACCAATCTGCATCTGCTGGATTTGAAACCTCACTTATGTATCTACAAATCATATTATTAAAATTTGCCCCAGCCCATGTTTGATCTTCATCATTATTTCTATTAAAATATTCAAAAATTAATATTCTATCAACTTCTGTTGATTCAGAAATAGCATTACCAGCAGTTGGTCTTATACCATCAGCTTCAAGAACCTCAATAAATTGTGAATTACCTGCTTGTCCAACAAAGTGGTTATTATACCCTATTGCACCAGAAATTGGCATAGTAACAACCCCATAACCAACTTTAGGATAATCTTGATTAATATAGTTTACATCACCAAACAACTCTGTGTCCCAATACCTAACCTCTCCAGAGTTTTCTATCATGTCAATAAAATGATCTGGATTAAATGGTTTACAATACCAAGAATGATTAGTAGTATTATTATTTGTCTGTTCATCTTCTCCATAAAGGTTAATATGTCCCCAAAGTTCTGTCAATGTTTTTTTCTTTTCTAATCTTAACAAAGCCCATCTGCCCCTTCCCCTGTGTTCTGCCAAAGGTATTAAATATGCTGGAGGTATAATAAAACCACTATCTGGAAAACTGTTATAGACCAAACCCTCACTTTCTCTGTACCACTTCTTTTCATACCCCCCATTATACCAAAGCATATTAGGTTCAGCAGCAGTATTTGCTAAAGATATATTTTCTTTTAAAGAACTTACACCATCCTCTTGATTAATGTCTGACAAAGCACTAACAGGAAACATATAGCCCAAACCAAACATTGAACTTGATTTATTTTCATCTTCTAATTCTGGAAGTATTGGAGTAGAGTTGTTAAATATGTCAGAATAATTTAAAAAATATGTTTTTCCTTCTTCTGGTCTAAACTCATAATTATATCTCATTTCAAGATAGTCATCATCATCTTCAACATATAAATGTTCCACACCAGTTTGGGAACCTATTTTTTTAGATGTTTTGTATTTTCCATTTATTTCATAAGAATCATGAATGAAACACAATGACTTTAAACCATCTGCATTTTCATAATTAGTGCTATATGTAATGCATGGTGATTTGTCTACTTTTCCAAACACCATTGGTATTGGCATAGAATCATCTCTGCCAGATATGTTATCTTTTATTGATAATGGTAAATCTCCAACCTTGTTAGTTGGAATTTGTTTTTCTTTTAAAAATTGTTGTGAAAAATCTTCTGCTTGTATGCTTATCTTATCTCCACTTTCTGTAACTCTGTTTACTATTCCATAAAACATAATAGAACAACAATCATCATAATCATCTAAATCAGGTATACTTTGCAACAAAGAAATTCTGCTTGTTTTCTGTGTTTTATAGTGAAGCATGACATACTTACCTATTAATGATTTTAATGGGTTATCTGAAGCTGTTGTGGAGTAAAAATCTGATTCTGTTAATGATTTTGTTATATCATAGTAATTATATAAAGAAAACCTAAATGTGTTTGTCTTTATTCTTTTGTTTTCATAATCAATGTCATTTTTAATGCTTGATATTCTTTCTAAAATTTCTTTAGTTGTAAAATAATTACCAAGATTTTCTTTATCTTCTAAAGTTATATTTGATGTTGAAAAAAAATCCAAAGGAATATATCTACCAGAATCCTCATCTAAATCTGCTAAAACAACTATTGGGATAACAGATATAGAATCCCCTTGAGTATCTTTTATAAATCTTTCAGTAACAAGAGCCATTAAATACTATTTCCAAGTCTTAATCCCTCTTTTATTTGAGGCATTAAAATTTCCTCTGTAAACTCTTCTGTTCCTATAACAGAGCCTTGTATGTTTATAGTCACTCCACCACCTTGTGGACCATTGAGATTAGGATCACCACCTGCTAAAGGTGTAACTTGAACATGCTCTGGACCACTACCTTCACCTACTAACATTAATTGAGGTGAATCTGCTATAAAATCTGCTCCATATTGTGCTTTCTTTATATTTTTTGCATAGGCAAGACCAGTAGAAAGTGCAAGTCCACCATATAATGCACCAAGCAATGGTCCACCTGTTGCTACACCATAACTATATGCTTTTCCTGCCATATCCCATGCTGTGTTTATTGCTTCTATTTGATTTGATTCAAATTGTTTCTCTAATGCTTCAAGTTTTTGGTTTTTTAAGAACTCTATTCCCTTTTGTTGTAATTTTTGTTTTTCCTTTTCAGCTTTTGTTGCTTCTTTATTTTTATCTTTATTTTTAGCTTTTATTCCTTCTTCAAGCTGTTGTTCTTCTATTTTTAATTTATTTAACTCTGTCTGTATTCTAACTTGCTCTGACAATAATTCTATACTTGATTCTAATACTTCTCTTTCTTTAATGTTTTTATCTTCTAAATTAGTTAGTTCTCTTCCTGCCTGATTTAAAGACCACCTTCCATGTTCTTCTCTGTGTTCTGCCCTTTGTACCTCTAAATCTGCTCCTTCTTGTAAAACCACTCTATATCTATCTAATTTTTCATTCAATTCATCTTGTGCATCCCCTGAAACCACTAAATCACTTTTTAAATTTTTCATTGCATTAGTTAGTTCTATTCTTTTTAATGATAATTCATATTTGTCAGTTTCTATCCCTAAATCTTGCATTTCCCTTATAAAACCTTCTAACTTTGTTTCATTTCTTTGTTTTATAAATTCTCCTATTGCTTCTGCTGCTCCTTTAGTAGCTTTTGCAAATGATTTCATTAAAGGCTCTAATGCTTCTCCCATAACTTCCCCTACATCACCTATTGCATTGCTCATTTGGTCTAAAGAACCTGTTAGTGTATTTGTTTCTTCCTCTGAAAAACCTTTAAATTGTTCTCTTATAAAAACAATACCTTCACCTGCTTTTAATTGTTCTGCTGTTAATAGTTTAAATGCTGCTGGTAGTTTTTCACCAAGTTCTCCTTGCATACCACTTAATGTTTTTGTGGTATTCATAACAGCACTTTCAAGTGATATGTTCATTGCAGAGGCTAAATCAACAGATGCTGCAATTATTTCTTTTGTTTGTTCTGTTGATATTCCTAATGATTTAACATAAGCCTGTTGTGCAATAATAGCCTCATCACCAAACCTTGTTGTTTTTTGCAATGCTTCTGCTTGTTTTATAAGTTCTGATGTAGAAGCACCTGCTGCAAATCTTAATTTCTTTTCTGCTAATTCTTGTTTTGCAAATAAATCAATAGAAGATTTAATTCCATTTAATAATGCTGTTGTTCCAAAGTAAGCTGCTGCTGCAATTCCTGCTTGTTTAGCAAGTCCACCTAAAGCACCACCTACACCCTTGATTTGCTTTTCAGATTTACCTGCCCCTCTTGTTATTACTTCAATAATATGTTGCATCTTACTTGCCATGTGAATCCTTTGCTTTTAAATAATTCAATTCTTTTTCTATTAACATAAATTCATCTATAATTTTTGCTGGTGTTTTCTGAAGGCTTGAATATGGTGGAGTGGAGAAGGTTTTGCAATAGGAATATTCTTTAATTCTTTGTTGAACATTCTCATCTAATAATTCACTTGTATTGCAAAAGAAGAAATGCTCTGTATATAATGTTTCCCCTATTGCACTAATATTTTTTTCCATAATCTCATCATAACAGGCTTCAAGTTCTGTATAAACATCATCCATTGATTTGAAAATCTTTTGTTTACCAGTTACAGGGCTTAATGCTTTATAGGGAAATCTAAAGCCATTATCTCCATTATTGTTTAATCCTTTATAAGAAATATAAATATTAATTAAAAATATTATTTCTTCACTTTTTTTTTATTAACATAGTTTGAAACTTCAATGGAAATACCAAAAATTTCATCATTTGAAAACTCATTTATTTCAGAATCTGATAATTCAGTAGCCATTCTAACTATATCAACTGCTGGATCAAACATACCTTCTTTATTGTTAAAAAACTTGTAAAGTAGCTTATTTAATTCTTTTCTATCTTGTAAATTAAATTCCTTTACCTCAATCTTGAAGGGTTTTACTCCCTCAACTTTAATATCTAACTTCATATTCCCTCATCCTTATCTTTTTATTTATATATATATTTATATATAAGTGTTAAATAACCCTTAACTAACAGTTAATTAAGTGCTACATTGCTGCAATAGCAGTATCACTAAACAATGATATTTTTAGTGCTTCAGTAGAACTGTTTTGAACACACTCAAAAGGTATTGTCCAAAATATTCCATTTTCACTTATATCTTGTGTTGGGTCTGCTGTATATTGAACCTCTGCAAGTATGTTCATTTCACTAACAGATGAAACAGTACCATCACCAAATTTAAGTGCTAATGTTCCAGTATTCCCATCCAAGAAACTTTGAAGAACATTATCTGCTGCTGACAAACTAAACTCACCATCATATTTAAGTGTAATATCACCTGTAACAGTATATTCTGGGAAAGCATAGGCTTCAGCATCACCATTAGTATTTGATCCAACTCTATTAACACCATTAGCAATATTCAAGTTAAATGATTTTAATATCATATCTTGGTCATTACCATCAACTGCAAGTTGTTTTGTACTTAAAGAACCTAAATTAAAAAATACACCAGCATCAGGTTCAACCCAAGTTCCATCAAATGTTTGTTCTAAACAAGAGCCTGTGCTTATTGGATTAGCAAAACCACTAAAATAGTTTCCACTTATTGATAAATTTCCACCATTAGTTCCCAAATCTCCTGAAAGATTAAGATCAGATACTACACATCCAGTAACTTTAATTCCTTCTGCTGCTTTTGGATAGTATGCCAAATTAACTGAATGTGGTAATCCACTTGATATTGAGCCACCAATTTGTGTATTATTATTAGAACCATCTACTTCAACAGTATAAACATCAGAACCATCTGCATTATATGTTTGAGTAACCATTACTAAATGTTGTAATAATAATTCAGGGGTTGCAATAAAATCAAAGGGACAAGTAACTGTTCCACCTTTAGCAGTTATTACTGTGTCTGCTGCATTTTTAACAGTACCTCTACCTGATAATAATCTTGATTCCCTTGTGATATTGAATGTTGGCTTGGTTGCCTGAAGTACAGGTAATTGTCTGTATGCAGTACCATCAGCACCAGTGGTGTCTATTCCTACACCAAAATTAGCACCATCTGATTCACCTAAAATACCCATCTTAACATCACTAATAGGGATTACTGTTGTACTTATAGCCATAATTAATCTCCTTTTTTAGCTTTTTTATTTTTTGTTTTTTCTACTATCCCCATAGCCAACATCTTGTTTGCTATATCTTCTTTAATGTCAATTTCTTTACCATCTCTTAATTCAGAAAATTGAACTGATGAACAGGGAACATTCATAGCATTAAAATTATTTAATTTTCCTTCTCTTGCTTTAACTTTCATAATACTCCTATGCTGTATTTCCAAAATGTGTACAATTAAATTCCCATTCAACTGCAAAATAATCTTCATATTCATCTACTTCAACATCAAATGTCATTGTTCCAAGAGTTACATCTATTGCTTTTGTACTGTCTACTAAATCTAAAGTGATGTTATCATGCACTAATGCTTCTAAAATACTAACCTGATTTAATACATAATCCTGAAATTGAGCATTATTCCTTCTCACAAACAAATACTGACAATTAATATTATATTGTCTTACTTCCATAAAAGTTGCCTTATCAAGTTGTTCTGATCCTGTTGGAATCAGCCTTATAAATTGATTAGCTTTGCTTGTTTCATCAAAACCACTAAATACTGGACATTTCATTTCAGCCTTAATTTTACTCTTTAAAGCCACTAAAATATTCTTCCAAGTGTTGGTATAGGTAACTGCCATTATCTTGTCATTTCAATAGTAGCATTGCTTTTATTTGTTTGTTTTCTTTCACTACTTGATACCTGTATTTCCCAATAATTACCATCTTCTGCCCTAAATCCCTGAAATCTCCCAAATAAGCCTCCAAAAAGATGTTGTAAGCCACCAGTAATGGTTTTAGCTGATGTAACAGCCCCATAAATTTTATTATCTCCAAAATGCCAAACTTTAAAACTCCCCACTCCATAAGCACCTGTTTCTTCTACTTCTATCTTCAATAAATCATAAGATTCACCTCTATACTCACCAGCAAGTTCTACTAAATCCATAGTGCCAGAACTTGTTGATCTGTATCTTATAGAGCCTTTTTTATCATTAGCATCTACTTCATTTGATAATTTTAGTATTCCATCATTAAGCCTGTCAATTATACCCTGTCTTTCTGCATTTGTAACTTGGCTCATGTAGTAATCTGCTTCCTCTGAAGCACCTTCTTTTGCTCTAATTAAATTTGCTGCTGCAATATAACATACTGATTTGATTATAATTGGGTCATATTCAGAACAAAAAACACCAGAAGCATCAACAGTATTTAAATCTACTTGTCTATTTTTTTCAATAGGAGTAGAATATCTTGCATCTAAATAATTATGTAACTCTAAAGAAGCATCTACTAATGCTTGTTCTAAAAAATCAGTAAAATCTACCCCTGCTTCAAACATCTGTTCATTTATTGTAGTTGAAGAATAGTATGAAGCCTGAAACTTTAAATCATTATTATCTGACCTATAACACCATTGTCCATCTCCATTGACATTGTCAAAATCTGCTTGTGCAGATGCTTGTTCAGACCCATTTACAAAAAAACTATTTACATAGCCAACATCTCTAAAGAAATGATTATTTCCTGATGTTTCAGTAGGGAATACTTGTCTTTTGGAATCAAAATCATCAACCCTGTTAAAGTATTTTGTTAAGTCATCTATTCCTGCATATTTAAAATCTGTGTTATAAGCCATTTATTTACCTCTATCCATATACTATTAATTGTAGTTTTGTGTTTGCTACTGGGTTTAAACTTCTTGCTTTTATATTTGCAAATGAGTTTTGTGCATTACTCAAATGTGATACTCCCCCTGAATGAGCAGATGATCCTTGTCCAAATATTTTAAACTCTGCATCTGGAAGTGAAGAAACAATCCATTCACAATGACCCTTATTGTAGTCTATGTTCCCAACAATAGAACCCATATATCTTAAATTTCCATTACCATCATCAAGTATAAATGCTTTTTCATTCATTTCAGTTTTGCCAGTAACTGGATTCTCTATTGTTTCAGGTGCTAATCTTGAAGCTGGTCCAAAACATATAGAATCTGTCCCACCACCACCATGTATGCTTCCAAGTAAGCCTGGAATACTACTATCTAATGCAGGAAATGCACCAACATCAAATGGTGTAGTACCAGATACATTGGCTATTCCAACTCTTGTATCTGAATGATTACTCCCAGATGTTACTCTTATGTCCCCATTATGAATACCTATTGTAACCTTCTTATTTAATAATCCTGAACTTGTTGTATAAAATTGTTCATCAAATACTGCTTGTATTTTAGGCAAAACTGCATTAGAGGACCCATTCCAAGTTGTATCTGATGCATCTGTTGTAAATGCTATGGCTGTTTCTGATGAAACACTATCTATACCACCAACATTATATTCATCAACCACTATATGAAAAGTGTATGTAGTTGATGCTGCTAAACCTGTTTTAGCATTAGCCTTTACACCATTTAATCCCCAGTCTAAATATCCACCTTCTGTATAAAATGGTCCTATTGTAGCTGTGCTTGGCACAATACCACTTACTTTGTCATCATTTTGCTCTCTACTATATCCAAAGAAAGCACCAGATTGTTTAAATCTACCTTTCTTGTCTGATTGACATTTACCAACATCAAATGCTAAATATTCATTTCCAAAAAAGAAATTAATTGCTACATCATCTGCATGTGCAGCTTCTGTGCTTCCTAATAATCCTCTTTCTAATGTTAAAACTTCTGATGCTTCTGAAACTACTCTGCATATTTCTGACCCAATTTGTAATAAATCTCCTACTTTAAAATAATCACCATCATCAACAGCAACATCTGTTTCACCAATAGCTATTGCTTCATCTGCTAAAGTGGTACCTGCTACTGCCTTATATTCATTTCCACTATTAATTGCACTTGTTAATACTTCAACAGTTCCATCTCCTGCCAATGCTCCTGATTCTAATGTTCCACCAACAGTAGGAGAATAAGATATAAATCTGCTTGTATTTAAAAACATAAAATCACCTGCTGGTAATAATTGTGTCCAAGTTCTTAATCTTGTGTTTCCACCACCACCAACATTTTGGTCATTTGTTATATCAGTATCACTACTATTTATCCAATCATATACACTATAAGCTACTTCAGCACCAATATGACTATCATTCTTAATTATTATTGCTTTTGCATTATTGACTGATGTTGCACCTAAAGCCTTTTGAAATTCTGATAAAGTTATAAATGCAGCTGTACTGTCTAACTCTTGTTCTAAAACAAATGAACTTGAATATTCTTTAGTTAGTGAACAATTATAATTTTTTTCTGCTATTATTTCTAAATTTGCTGTTAATTTTTTCTTTGCCATCTTTCTCCTTAACCTGTAATATGATATTTAATATTTAATTGTGCAGTAATATCCCCAGTTCCACCTTCATTTTCTACAAATGC